TGTCTAGTGGTAATATATTCAATATTAAATATCAACTTTTCTTGAATGATATCTACAATATGACACATGGTCGTATCTTACATTATTTCATGACTTCTCAATATCTTGAGACTTTAGATTGGGTAACCAACTCTCAAGCAAATCGTAGAATTAAATGGAATGAATTGCAAGGTAGACTGTATATGGACTTTGATTGGAAAGATATGGAAGTGGGTGATTATATTATGGTTGATTGTAATATGCGTCAAGACCCAGAAACTTATACTGCCATGTATAATGATAACTGGATGAAGGATTATGTTGAATCATTATTCCAACAACAGTGGGGTCGTAACTTAAGTAAGTATGATGGCATACAGATGTTAGGTGGAGTTACACTTAATGGTCGTCAGATTCTTGAAGATGGATCGACCTTTAAACTAGATCTTGAAAAAGAACTACGTGATCGTTATGAACTTCCACCTATGGACTTAGTGGGGTAATCACTAATGGTTTACAGAAACACACCAGCACAAGATTATGTACAATCAGACTATACGAACTCTGCACGTTTAAATATAAACGGTTCTGCTCAAGAGCAGAAGTTCATGGAAAACCTTATCGTAGAGAGCATTGAAATTTATGGGCAAGACATATATTATGTACCGAGGACTATCGTCAATCGTGACACGGTTTTCGGAGAAGATTCGGATGGCAAGTTCGAGTCTGCAAAACCAATCCGAGCCTACGTCAATAATGTCGATGGATGGGAAGGACAAGGTGAGTTACTTACAAAGTTTGGAATACGCATCGAAGATAAAACGACGTTTATATTCTCCCGTGAAAAGTTTAAAGAAAAGGTTGACGACTCTACAGTCCTTAATGTCGAAGGAAGACCAAACGAGGGGGATCTAATTTGGTTCCCAATAACAAAGCATTTATTTGAAATACAATTTGTAGAAGTCGAACGTCCTTTTTATCAGTTAGGTAAAGGATATGTTTGGGAATGTCAGTGTGAACTCTTCGAGTACAGTGATGAGGCAATCGATACTGGTCTTGCAGATCTAGATGCTATCGAGACTGCTTTTGCTAATGCAATTACAGTAGGTCTCGTAGCAGGTGGTAGTGGAGACTTTACTGTAGGTGAGACTGTAACTGGTGGCACATCTAATGTAACTGCTGAAGTTAAGTCTTGGGATTCTGGTACTAGAACACTCATTGTTATTAATAGGTCTGGTACGTTTACAATACCAGAGACTTTAACAGGTGGTAGTTCTAGTGCTTCTTGGACAACTGCTACATATAATACTATGGATAATAAGAATACTACCAGTAGTGTTGATCAAAACTATGAGTTTGAGACTGCTGATAACGATATTATCGACTTTAGTGAGGCCAACCCATTTGGAAGTGTTGGCAGTACAACTGATACTACAATCTGATGTTAGGAACTTATTCATACCACGAGATATTTCGTAAGACTATTGTTGCCTTTGGTACTTTATTCAATAACATTGAATTAAGAAGACAAAATGAGGTAATGAAAGTACCTCTTGCTTATGGTCCTAAACAGAAATTTTTAGCACGTTTGGATCAAATGCCAGATCCAACAAATAAAAGAGTGCAAATAACTCTTCCTAGATTATCATTTGAAATTTCTGGGGTAACATACGATCCTCAAAGGAAAGTATCTCCTACACAAAAGATTAAATTTAAAAAAGATGTAGATGAAAATAGAAATGCTTTCATGCCTGTGCCTTACAATATTGGATTTGAATTGGCAATTATATCAAAGAATCAGGATGACGGATTACAAATCATTGAACAAATTCTTCCTTTCTTTCAACCTCATTACAATCTCGCAGTTAAACTTGCAACAACAATAGGAGAAACAAAAGACGTACCTATAGTATTACAGAACATAGATTATGAGGATGATTATGAAGGAGATTTTTCAAACCGTAGAGCGATTATTTACACTCTTCAATTCCAAGCTAAAACGTATCTATACGGACCAATCACAGATGCGAAGACCATCAAGAAGTCCATTACAGATTACTATACCAGTACTGATACTACAAAAGCACCAAGGGAGAAGCGTTATACAGTTACGCCTACTTCGACCATTGACAGAGATGGAGCAGCCATCACAACGCTCACTGATGCAGTAGATCTTACTGCAGGTATCTTTACTCTTGGAAGTGTATCGGGTCTTGCACAAGGAGATGATATACAGATTGATACTGAAGTTATGCATATCAATCAAGTTGTTGGTAGTACTGTACACGTTTCACGTGGATGGAATACTAGTACAATAGCAGCACATACTGCTGGTTCTAGTATACTTAAGATAGATGCTGCTGATGCTGCATTACTTGAGTCTGATGATGACTTTGGATTTGGTGAATTATTCTCTGACTTCACTGATATGAAGAAGCGTAATCCTACAAGTGGATCTGACGAGGCAATTTAAATATGGGTACTTTCAATGGGTTAGATCAGGCATTTGGTCATGAACCAACTGATCTTAAAAAACATGTAGAAGAAACTAAAGCACTTAAGAAAAGTGAAAGTCCTGATGTTCAACAAGACTATGAAATTTCTCGTGCTCAACTACATAACCTAGTAATGAAAGGACAGGAGGCAGTCGATGGTATACTTGATGTGGCACGAGCGTCAGATCATCCTCGTGCTTATGAAGTTGCTGCAACGACAATTAAAGCAGTAGCAGATACAACAGATAAATTAATTGATCTGCAAACAAAAATGAAAGAATTGGATAAGGAAGAAAAGAAAGGACCAACCAATGTTACCAATGCAATGTTTGTTGGTAGCACTGCTGATCTTCAAAAGATGTTAAAAAATATAAATAAAGATACAGAAACAACATAGACCCGACACGACAATGACTGTTCTAAACGTATTAAGCACTAATTCAATAGCAGGATCTGCATCAGAATACCAAACTGTTCAGACTGGATTTTATAGAGTAAGTGCTACTTCTGCATCAACCGTACAATTTGGTGCTGGACCTGCTATTCAAATTCTGGCAGGAACTGCAGTTCTATTGAAAGGTAATGCAAAACCAGGACAGGCAAAAATTGTCAAGGCAGTAGATGATGCTACTGCTGATTATGTATTGGGTACTAACTATCCTCTAGAGACAACTAATACTCATCCATTTTCTGTGGGTGACTTTATTGCTGTAGTTAACAATAGCACTGACCCTGCTATCGATAGTAACTTCCTCTCTGCTGGTACTGCTGGTAAGAAGGTAACTGCTGTTTCTAGTAATGGTACAACTATTAGTACTGATATTGATTCCTCATCTGCAAGTGCAGATTATACCTGGGATCCAGCTGGAGCTTCTAACAATCAAGCGATTGTTCAACGTGCTGTAAAGATTACTGCTGGCAGTAATACAATTATAGTGGAAGAAGTACAGGTGGTTGGAGGTTAAGGTGCCTCTAGTTAATCAAAAGGCAGAGCGAATAGTTGGAGGAATGAAGAAACGTTCCTCTGATTTTAAGAGACTCTATGGAAGACGTGATAAAGAAGTCATGTATGCTACTGCCAACAAGTTAGCACAAAAAGAAAATCTAAAAGTTATGTATTATAAGGACTTTATTAATATCGTAGAAGGTAATCCTACTACACGAATGCTCACCAAGTCTAAGACAAAAGTGACTGGTAATATATCGGCAGATCGTGGTAGTGATGAATCCAAGAATCGTGCGAAACGTAAAGGACTTGAAAAAGATTTAAAAAAGAAAGGGATTGGATATAAAAAGGGTGTAGGTGAATACAAATATAAATCTGATGATGGAAAGGAAGGAACAGGACGTGAAGTATCTTATCAAACGTCTAAACCTGACAAAATGAGTAAGAGGCGATTCGGAAAAACTATGCGTCGTCTTGGTCGTAAACATGGACAAGAATCTGTTATCACTAAAGATAAAAAGAAACCCGCTAGATTACATGATACCCAGTCTAAAAAACCAGGTAAATCAATCAACATAGGTAAGTCAGGAGCTGGCAAACATCCCAAAGGAGATGGTGAAACATCAGGGACAAAAGTCAGATCAGGCAAACTATCAAAAACTAATAAGCCAGCATACCATTACAAGTAAGTAAACTAACTGGTAGGCAAATTAATGACTGATTCTGAAAAGAAGTACAGGGAGGAGCTTGATCGCTATAGACAATTATTAAACCGTCAAGCGAAGCAACAAGAAGAAAAAGGATTGAAACCATATAGTCATCCTGATCACTATGATAGATTGTGTTCAAAGGAGGATAATAGTAGTTAATTCTACCTACGTGCTATACTAAATAAGTACGTATCTGGGATTGAAAGATCATGCCCCTGTCACACTATACCGTTGGGTATCATGATGTTGAACAACATCATCACGAAATATGCGAGTACGCTACAGACTCGTATGAAGCAATAGAACACAGCAAAGAGGATGTCCCTTTCTTAAAGGAGCATCCTCATTTTATTGATAGGTGTACTAACGAAACAGGTCTCGATTACATTTTAGGATTATGAAACATGAAATCATGTGGTGGATGAGCAGACTTACTGTCATGCTCACTTCACTCTTTCTATCAATGACGTTAGCAGCAAAAGCATATGCTGCTGATATACAGATGGGTTACGAGGGTAACCTAGTATTTGAACCAAATGAAGTAACAGTCTCTGCTGGAGATACGGTTACTTTCATTAATAATGCATTACCTCCTCACAACATTGTTGTTGATGGTAGACCTGATCTATCAAGGGAGTCATTGATGTTTAGTCCTGGTGAAACACAAGAGATTGTATTTGCCGATAAAGGAGACTTTAACTTTTCGTGTGCTCCTCATGCTGGTGCTGGTATGAAAGGGGTAGTTCACGTTGAGTAAACATAATTATAAGAATCCTTCCAAGAAACAAGATCTTGGTCATCTAGAAGCAAATGCTGGAGGTGAAGTAGATCATCATGGGTGGCCCCAAAAGCCACCCATTTCTGATAGGGAATGTATTTACAAATGTCTTGATAATTGCCAAGCACTTGCAGGACTTGATAGAAAACAAGTGGCACGATTGATGAAAGAATTTGAAGTCATGCGTGATGATGTTAAATTAGAAAGTGAGTTCCCACCATTATGAGCGATGTAGTTTGGTCTATAAATATTATGCTAGGCTTGCTTTTAATTGGAGTTGGTGTTAGTATATACTGGATATTTAAATATGATGATTGGAATCCTAATCCCATTACTACTTCTGATACCGACACCGATTAAAGCGGATGAAGTAGTAGATCCTATCTATGGTCCAAGAGAAGAATTTGATAACGCAATAGTGGACTGGGA